GACTACGTACCAACAGGCTCAAACATCCCTGTAGGAGAACGCCGAACCCTCATCGCCATCGCAGCAGGGACAACCCTCACAGCAGCATCAAGTAGAATGAGACGACCATGAAACGCCTCACCAACCTCATCAAAGACAACGCATGGACCTACGCAGGCACAGGTCTAGTCTTGATTACCTTGTCTGGTCCTACCTTAAGACAGGCTATATGGGTGGTTGGTGTATCATTAGTTTTACACGCAGCATTAACTCTCAGCACAAAGGAATCAGAATGAAAAAAGCACAAGACATCGTTGGTCGTATCGTGGCAGTGTTCCTCTCCTCAGCATTGGCTATCGTTGGTGGTAGTGCAATTCTTGCTCCAGAGTTAAGTGTGTTCAAGGCAGCAGCACTCGCAGGATTCGCCGCATGTGCCGCCGTAATCCAGAAACTCGCCGCCGCGTCACTCGATGGCAAACTCACAATGGAAGAAATCAACAGCGCGTTCGGCGCAAAACCAGCCAAGTAAAACTATGGCTTACCCAGTTGTACCAGTAAAACTTTGCGTGCACCTTAAAGGTGCTGTGCCTGGAAAATTAACCCCAGACAAGTTACGCAAAACCATTGGTGGTACGTTGCATCATTGTGCTGCTGATGCTTGGGAAGCAATGGTTGATGCGGCTGATAAGGCTGGTATCAAACTGACTCCGACGAGTAGCGGCGACACATATCGAGATTACGAAACCCAAAAGCGGGGCTTCCTTACACGCTACCAAGTAGAACCAATCGTAGGTCAAAGCACAAAAACGTTTGAAGGCAAGAAGTGGTATCTCAAAAAAGGTATGGCGATGTTGGCAACCCCAGGCAAGAGCCAGCATAACCTCGGGATTGCCGTTGATGTTTCGACAGCATCAGGACCTAGACTTGCATGGATGTTAGCCAATGAACATCTGTTTGGCTTCTCGCATGAGGTTCAGTCAGAGCCGTGGCACATCCGCTACACGCAAGGAAACCAAGTTCCTCCTGCGGTTGCAGCATTTCTCGCTGCGAAAGTAGCATGATTCCATGGATGCTGGTTGGGCTACTGTTCTCGCTGCTGCTGTTGCTGGTGCTTTCGGTCTGCTAACAGTTTTTGTTGCTAGGTTTGCTAAAGAAAACCGTGACGACCATGCTGTAGTGCAAAGCATTTTGAGGGGTATGCACAAAACGATTTACCGTACCGAAGACAAGATAGATGTTGTTGCAAACAAACTTTCGGAGCATGTAGAAAACCACAAAAAGTAACCGAATAACAGTTGCAAGTTCGGCTATATTTGCTGGTCCCATGACACGCGAAACGTTATACACAATCCGCAAATTCCTTGTAACAGCAAGGGTTTCCCGCCCTGAAGAAGACGAGTTCTTCACCGTTCTCAGGACTCTAGACCGCCTGATAGTTGAGGATGCTAAAACCCTCCAGATGGCTGGAAGTTCACTAGACTAAACCCATGTCCCAACAAGACTGGCTGACCTGCCCCGACTGCAATATCAGTTGGTTGTATGCCGAAGGCAAGTACTGTGCGATTTGTAAAGAACGAGGGGAACATGACACCGAACCCAATTACGAAGACTGAACCACCAATGGTGGTAGTCCACTGGGCTGACACACATCTCTCCGAAGGTGGATGGCAAGACATGGACGAGTATGAAGATGACGGTGAATGTATTGTTGCGAGCGTAGGTTTTCTGGTTGCTGTTGGTGATGCAGGTTCGAAGAAAGACCACGTAAATTTGTGGCAGACGTTATGTAAGGGCGAAGGTATCCACGCTATACATATTCCTGCTGGGATGGTTCGGTCAATAAAAATTCTTGGATAGTCCTTGACATAGGTATCACACCCGTGTATGGTGATACATGAAGGAACCACTAGGAAAGGGAACACATGCAAATCACACGTTACCGCATTACAAAACCAACCCACGGCGAACAAGACTGGCTAGACACACGCTTCTGGGATAAGCAGAAACGTAAACGGTTATCAGCATCAGCAGTAGCCGCCATCTACGGGCTACATCCGTTTGTTCCAATGGACAAGTACGCCGCAGAAATGTTAGGTGACATACCCCCCGCACCTATCCCACCCACATGGGCAATGACCCGTGGCAATGACCTTGAACCGTTGTGCATCAACTGGGCTATTCAACGTACTGGCATCCAATGGATTACACCTGAAGAAATGTTTGCTTGTGAAACAGACGAGGGAGCACGCATGATTGCCACCCTTGACGGCTTCTACGAGAACGGTGATGAGCGCAAGATACTTGAAATCAAAACGATGAACCGTGAATGGTCAGGAGAAATGCCCGACTACTGGCGTATCCAAGGTATCCAACAAGCCATCTGTGCTGACGTAAGTCATGTGACATGGGGAATCTTTGATGCGTCCATGACATTCCATATCTATGAGCAAACCATCAGCGATGGTGAAATCCAAGAACACTGTGAGAAGGTTGCCAAATGGTTGACCGCTATCGATTTGGGTATGACCCCTGAAGGAGTCCATTGGTCTTATGAAACTATTACCGCTCGTTACCAGAAGCCTGCACCTACGTCTATTGAACTTCCGCATACGGCTAAGGAGTTGGTTGCACAACTGAAGCATGTGAAATCGGAACTGAAATCGTACGGTGAAATTGAGGACAGGTTGAAAGCAGAACTGTGCGATTTGATTGGACCGAACGAAGTTGCTACTGTCGATGGAACAATCATTGCAACATGGAAGGGTAAGTCGTGGGCTTCGTTGGATATTAAATCGTTGAAGATGAACGAGCCTGCGATGGCAGAAAAATATAGTAAGCAAGTAACCAATAGAACGCTTCTCTTGAAAGGGGAACGAGTATGAAACTAGATGAAATCCTTGGCGCATATGGTGTGCCAGACCCAAAAATTGTAGGCAAATTACCTAAAGGTGGAATCCAACTTGACTTCGTAGGTCATGCTGATGTCACCAAAATGCTTATCGAAATTGATAGCGAATGGACATGGGAACCAACAGCATTTGACGTGAACGGTTTACCTGCGTACCGTGTCGAGAACGGTATGGCACACATGGCGGGCTGGCTCACAGTGCAAGGTGTACGCCGTCTCGGTATCGGCTCGGTAGCACACAACAAACCTGACCTACTCAAAGAACTGGTATCAGATTTTATTCGTAACTCTGCTATGCGTTTCGGTATCTGCCTATCGTTGTGGACGAAACAAGAATGGGACAACCACTCACAAGCAGTGGTCACACCAGCACCCAAAGCGGTCAAAGCAGAACCTGCTGGTGACGCACCGCTATCACAAGAACAGATTGAACAGTTCATTGCCGCATGTGAGAAGGCAGGGTTTAGCCCTGAAGTAGTTGCCGACAATGCCAAAGTGAACTGGGGCAAAGGTGCAATCGTGTTGAGCAGTCATCTTCCGTTGTTGCGTTCAGCGTTCAACGATTTGAAATCATTTAAGGAAGGCGCATAATGGCAGCGACACGCACCGTAGACCCTGCTGGCATCTATCGTTCGACAAAGATGGTGTCTCTTAGGTTGACCACCATCCAGATGGAACACATTGCGAAACTTTGTGAGAAGCGTGGTGTGTCACGCAGTCTTTTGTTCCGACAGTTACTTGCGGAGGAAATGTCCCGTGTCTAAAGAACGTGCTAAAGGCACGAACTTTGAAACGTTCATAGTCAACTACCTAAAAGAAATCTATCCTCATGTTGAGCGTCGTTCGTTGAATGGTGCTTTAGATAAGGGCGACATCACAGGTACTGACCCACGTTTAGTTTGGGAATGTAAAAACCATAAGACATTAAACTTTTCTGGGTGGTTACATGAGGCTGAGGTTGAACGTATTAACGCTGGTGCTGAGATTGGGATTGTGGTTGCGAAGCGTCGCAGTTACGGTAATCCTGCTGACCAGTATGCGGTTTTAAGGTTGGATGAGTTGTTAAAACTATTGAAGAAAGCAGGATACTAATGGACGTTGATTGGAAAGAAATTGCTACAGCATTAGTTGAAGCGAACTATGAACAAGACGCACAACAGATGAACCGTGCAGTGGAAGCATACGAGGAAGCAGTACGCAATGGATGACATCACTCGTGAACTATACGAATGTTTAATGGAACGTATCTACGGTACGAAACGTCCAGTTGATTGGATGGGTGCAACACCGCGTGAACGTGACGCGATGGACGCATACATCAACCGTGGTTACGAATCACAGAAACCTATAGTTGAACGCACTGTAGATGGCATCGAGTGATTGAACGCACCGAAGGGTACGCACCGTCACATGACATCAATCCGCATGACTTCACAAAAGATTTAGCGTTCGGACATGAAGGCGAAGAGATTGTTAAAACATTTCTTGCTGACTTAAGTAACGGTTCGTTTGAAGTGAAGTACGACAGGTATCGTAATGGTCGTATCTTTGTTGAGTTTGAACAGAACCCACACAATAGTGGATGGAAACCGTCAGGTATCGCTGTGACTAAGGCGCGTTGGTGGGTGTATTTGTTTTCGCCATCAGCGTTTGTTATAATAGAAACCAGCAGGTTACGCCGTTACATCAAGGCGAACATACAACATCTGCCCGAGCGCATCGCAGCGCAAACATCCGACAACCCAGCGAAAGGTTTTCTTATATACCCAGAGCAAGTGAAGGAGTTGATGTCACTATCCGCTTACGATTAGGAGAATAAATTGTTGAAACGTATCATCGCAAGTTTTATAAGTTTGATTGCTTTAGGGGCAACGGTAGCAGTAGCCGAACAACCATCTGCCGAAGGGACACCATCATCGACCAGCAACATCCGCCATATTAGGGAAGCCATACCACCCACAATTCCACCGACAGCCTTGCAGGGCAAGTGGTGGGGGTTGGCACGGCAGGTTGGTTGGGCTGAAAAAGATTTACCGATATTAGATTTCGTAATTCATAGAGAGAGCAGAGGGGATAACAAAGCATGGAACAAACAAGACCCGTTCGGTGGAAGTCGTTGTATTTTACAACTCAATGGTTCATGGACAAAATGGCTACGCGCACAAGACATCCTTCAACGACCAGCAGACCTATTCAACCCAACAGTCTGCCTTACGGCAGGGCTTGCCATCCATCAGTATGGGATGGACAGGTACGGGTGGGGTTGGGGACCTTGGGCTATACCAGCACCCTGATAGCATGACATCATGAAGGGACGTACAGCAACACGATGGTTTTGTGACCGTTGTGGCATGACCCTAAACACCTATGTCCGTGTATCTGAACCCCCAACACATGTGTGTATTAGTGCAGAAGACAACAGAACATCATCCAGAATACAACCAATGAAAGAGAAGGTAGGGAAATGAACAACATCACCATCGTAGGGAACTGCGGTAAACCAATCGAACTGAAATACGGTGCGAACGGTAAAGCAATCGGCAACTTCACTGTTGCCACAACATCAGGCAAAGATGACAAGAAGCAAACAACATGGCATAACGTCACCGTGTTCGGTGACATGGCAGAAACTGCAGCATCTTCTATTGAGAAGGGTTCCCGTGTAATTGTGGTAGGGAAACTAGACATCTCATCGTATGAAAAGGATGGCAACAAAGTTTGGACAACCAAAATCCTCGCAGACGAAATCGGTTTGACGATGCGATTCAACGCTGTGTTCGCTGACAAGACTGAACGCAACCTCGCGATAGTCACAGAAAAGTTTGGTGCGGTACCGTTTCTTGGGAATGATGCATTCTAATGGATATTATGATGCTTGATTTCGAGCAG